AATATTGCCATTCGCTAAATTCCTCCGTCTCTGCACCGTTGCGAGTGCCTGTTCGACCTTACGTGCCAGCTCCGTCTCGTTCATTCCCGCACTCGGATAAACGTTGATTGTTATCTCGCCCGTGCTCATATTGTCGAGTTTGTCCCAAAACTTATCGAGCGGAACGACCGCCTCAGGACCCGCTTCACCGATACCGGCAATAGTCGGACTGTCAAAGATACCACCGTTTTTATACCAACTGATATCAAACCCGCTCGGGAAATTTATCTTTCTTCCAAACGCTTTGACATATGACCACTCGACATCAAAATGAGGCAACTTGATCCCCTTGAATATCTTTCCGAGTTTTATCGGGAACCAGCCTTTTATCGTCTTGATGATGTTCTTTATCTTGTCATATGCTGCCGTGAACGGCGCTGTTATTGCGTTCTTCACAGAGTTCCATGCGTTCGTTGTTGCCGTTTTGATGCTCGTCCAAACGCTCTTGATCTTGTCTCCGAGCGCCTTAGCAGCAGCCTTTACTTTGTCCCAATTCTTATAAAGCCATATTCCCGCAGCAACCACAGCAGCGATCGCTGCAACTATTCCGACCATAGGACCGAGGGACAATGCTGTCGTTGCTCCACCAACGAGGTTGACAAGGTTGATTATCGAGCTAATTCCCATTGCTACCTTTCCGATACCGATAAGCAATGGAGCCAATATCGCAACAAATCCCGCTATTGTCCCGATCACAGTCAGAACAGCGGGATCGAGATCAGACAGCCAATTTGCAAAACGTCCGACAAGATCAACGACTTTCTCAAGCGCTGGAGCAAGATAACCCGCAAGCTGTGAGCTGATATTTGCGAACGCAACTGTTCCGATCAGCTTCATTGTGTCGAGCTGATCGTTGAACTCGTTCGCCTTGTCCAGCGTCTCCTGATCTACGTAATCGAGGTCGTATTTCTTCAACGTATCGGAAACCATCTTATACGTTTTCCCACCGTCCTCGATAAGTGGATTAAGTTCGGCTGCACTCTTGCCCATCAGCTGTTGAGCGATTGCGTCACGTTCCGTCTCGTTGGTCATCTTTCCGAGGTTTGTAATTACATCTTGGAAGATGTCCTCCGAGTCTCTCAGATTGCCGTTTGCGTCCGTAACAGATACGCCGATTGCCTTGAACGCTTCGGCCTGTGACTTTGAACCGTTCGCAGCTGCATATGCGTTCTTTGTGAGCTTCTTGTTGGACTTTGCAATCGATTCGACTGAAACATCCACGAGGTCTGCAGCGTAGCCGTATTTCTGAAGCTGGTCTGTACCAATGCCCGTTACCTTGCTGAGCGTGTTGAGATCGTCAGCAGCTTGACCCGCTTTGTACGCAGCTGCTCCGAGCCCAGCAACAACACCCGCAGCTGCAAGTGACAGACCTTCGAGTGAATGTCCTACACTTTCTATTTTTCCGCCTACGTCCTTGAACTGTTCAGAGAGCGCTTTGAGATTTGCGTTACCAACCTGTCGAAGTTGTCCCTCGAAAGTCTTTAGTTTCGACTCAGTCTCTATAATTTCACGGCGGAGTTTCTGATACTGCATTGAGTTTTTATCAACGCCCTCCGCATCCATTTGCGCCTGTGTAGTTTTTAGTTCTTTGAGGTTGTTCTCCGTTTCAGTAATTTTCTTTTTAAGAAGATCCTGTTTTTGCCTCCACAGCTCGACAGAAGTCGGATTAAACTTCAATGCTTTGTCGACTTGTCTGAGTTCCTTGTCAATCTCTTTTGTCGAATCACGAACCTTTCGTAGCGCCCGATCAAGTTTCGTCGTATTGCCGTCAAAATCTATTGTGATTCCTTTTATATTCCCGGCCATATTGTCACCTTATCCGAAATAAGCATTAATATCGTTCTGATTCGCTCGACGTTTCTGTGCCCTCTTTTCCGCTCTCTTTGCCCTCTTCTCGGCCTCTTCCTGTCGCTCGTTATAAGCGATGCAGAAATCAACGACCTGTCCGAGCTGCATATTGCGGATATCGGTCATCGTTAAACCTCGCTCTAATCCGGCGAGGATTATGTCGTCGATCGTGATGTTGTTTTCTTCTTTTTCGGCTGAGGTTTTTTCTTTAGGCTTTCCGTTATCTCCCTCAGCCTCTCCAAGTTTTTTGAGGAGCACATTCCCTTAAATGCGAGTTTGACCACCTCAGGAACGACAACGTCGACCGGGAACGTCTTAAACTCACGGATCCACGTTTTAGGATCTGCGATTGAATCGTCCGCCTCTTTAGCCATCGCCCACGTAATATTGAGGATCTCGACAAACTCGAACCCGCTCAGATGGATAAACGCATTTATAAGAGCGTCCCCGTCCGTAACTGCGAGAATGTCCTCTATTCCGACGTTTTCCGTTTTGCCCGTTTCTTTGATGAGGCCCGACACGATATCGAGCGCACCAGCGAACAACGGCATTAACGTCGGCACTATATCGTGCCCGAACTGATCACGATATGTGATCGTCCAGCCCGCCCGGTTGTTAACTCGGACGTCCTTGTCTCCGATCTTGATTGTGCTTTCCATTTTTTCTCCTCCTGTCGATATAACAAAAAACGGGACGAACCGTTTCAGATTCGCCCCGTCGTTTAGCGTTACGGTGCAATCGCTGGTGCAGTTGGTGCGGTGAACAGAGTATCGTACCCCGCATCAGCTGGCTTATAAACAGCCATAGTTACGCCGGAGGCGTTGTCGCCTGTGCAAGTAACCGCAAGAGTCTCCGTGGTAGGCTCTTTGCTCTCTTCGATTGTGTTGTACTCTCTTGTGATTGCTCCGAGAGAACAGTTATAAAGAATAACTCTTCTTGCCTCTGCATCTCCCTCGACCTGAAATGCGATATAGACGTTCGGCTTTGTTGCGTTCTTTACGTTCGCAAGTCCGCCGTCTGTGAGTGCCTTGTATCCGAGGAACTGAGTCTTAAACTCATCATCGAACATAGCGACCTCGAGATCTCCCTCGATAGATCCGCCGGAGTAACCGCTCCAATATGCGATATTGTCAGCATAAAAAGTGTTCTGCTCTGAATTTTCCTCAGGGCTGAAACTTACCGCTCCCGCCTGATGGTATGGAGTGCCGAGTGTAGCGGTTCCGCCAGCTGCGACGGTGTATGTTCCTATGTGGAGCTGAGAGATACCAAATTCTACTTTGTTAGCCATTATTTAGCCCCTTTCATACTTGGTAATAAATCACGAAAACGCCCTGATCCTCGATGTAGACGTCCTCGGATTTCTCATATAAATAGCCCGCTCCGAGGAGTGCGTCCTCGATACGGGCCTCGTTTGATTCGTTTTTAGTTGTGTAGTAATACTCGATCTGATAAGTATTCTCTCGGTAATAGTGCGTATTATCCGCTTCGAAAGTGTCCTGACCGCTCCCGATGTAAACGATATACGGCGGGGATTGCTTTGTCTTAAAATGCGAGTAAGCACACGGGAGATTAGTCGATTGCAAAACTTCGTAAATAGTCATTATCCGTAAATCCCTCCTTGTGCTCTTTCAATCCTTTGACGGATTTCTCGTTCAATTTCGTCCTGTGCCCATTCGTAAACCGGCTCGATGTGTTTGTATGCGGGAGCACGCCCATAAGTGCCTTTTTTGTTAACGACGATGTGACCGTTTTCAAGTAAGTGCGTGAGCTGGTAGTTTTTACTGTTGTGTACCGTATATGCTCCCCACCGTCTTTTTTTTACACGCCACGTTTGGCTATAGTTCTTCCCGGTTTTCGTTTTCCACTTAACGTTTTTTAACCGCACTACGCACTCATCAGCGACATCCTTAGCGGCTCCCTCATATTCATCACGAACGAGCTGATAAAAATCATCGAGCAAGTCGTTGATTTGAGTTTCGAAACTCTTAGCCATTGTTGATCCTTTTCTCGCATATAAGACGAATTGCGTCCCTCTGAGCATCCCAATCGGTACGGATGACGTTATAATCCTCACCCTCCCAATTAATAACGAGCTGGCCCGCATAGTCCGCTTTATTCGCTATCTCGAACGTTACCGACGGATGAAGTCCCGCCTGAGCAGCGTTATAAAACTCTGCGTTGAAAACGCCCCTCGGCTGAACAAATACCGTTGTCGTGATCTCAGGAACGAACTCGTTGCCGTACCCGTCGTATGTCGGCTCACCGTACGCCTTTAGTGTCGCAACGCTGTCGTAC